TAAATCATCTGCTTTAGATTTTGACATAATTAAATCAAATTTAAAAAATTATTTTGCTCAACAATCAGAATTTTCTGATTATGATTTTGAAGCTTCTGGTTTGAATAATATATTAGATGTACTTGCATATAATACACACATTAATGGTTTAACCGCTAATTTAGCATTAAATGAAGCATTCTTAAATACCGCACAATTAAGATCATCTGCACTATCACACGCTGCAAACTTGGGTTATTATCCAAGATCAACAACTTGTTCACAAGCTGTTATTAACATAACTGCTTCTACATCTGATACAGTTACAGGAAGTGCAACACTTCCAATGTTTACCGCATTTACATCTACAATAGATAATGTTACATATACTTTTAATACTGTTAATGAAACAACTGCATTAAATGATGGTTCTGGTAATTTTACATTTAAAAATCAAGATGACACAAGTAATATTACAATAAAAGAAGGTATATTAAAAACAAAAACATTTATAGTTGGTAATCAATCTGACAATGCTGTTTATATTATACCAGATACAAATGTCGATACATCAACTATTGTTATAAAAGTTTTTGATAATGTAAACTCACAAAGTTTTTCAGAATATTCAGATATACGTAATTCAGTTAACATAACACCTCTATCGAGAGTTTATATTGTAAGAGAAGCACCAAACGGATTTTACGAATTGATATTTAGTGAAGGAAATGTATTGGGACAAGCACCAGTTGCAGGTAATAAAATATCTGTAGAATATCTTTCAACAAAAGGTGCAACTGCAAATAATGCATCATCATTTACCGCTTCAAGTAAAGTGTCTATAGGTGGCGTAAATTACACTTTAACAACAACAAAAGTTTCAAATTCAGCTGGTGGAGCAGATAAAGAATCCATTGAATCCATAAAGTTAAATGCACCAACTGCATTTGCTGCACAACAAAGAATGGTTACTGCTGAAGATTATAAAACATTAATTATTGGAAAATATAATAATGTATTAGATGATGTTATTGCATGGGGTGGCCAAGATAACATACCTGCTACTTTTGGAAATGTATATGTAAGTTTAAAATTTAAAGATGGTATTGCAGCTAATATTCAACAAGAAACAAAAGATTCGATAAAATCAAACTTTGCAGCTAATTTATCAGTTATGTCAATTGATACAGAGTTTGTTAATCCAACTGAAACATTTATGGAAGTTAATGTTAAGTTTGATTTTGATCCTGATTTAAGTGGTGATACAGTAAACACAACACAAATTAAAATTAAAGATGCAGTTGCTGCATTTTTCAAAGCAAATTTAGAATTGTTTGCAAAAACATTTAGAAGATCATTATTATTAACTGAACTTGATGCATTATCACCTGCAGTTTTAAACAGTAGTGCAACTGTACAATTACAAAGAAGAATTGTAGCACCAACAGATTTTCAATTAAATGTATCTGCACCCGTTACTGTAGATTTTCCATCAAGACTTGCATTACCTGATGATGAATTACATATTATAAGTTCTTCAGTATTTACATTTAATAATGTTTTAGCAAGATTAAGAAACAAACTTGGTACAACTACATTAGAAATTGTTGATGTTAATACGGGTGGTATATTGAATGAAAATGCTGGAAGTTATGATAGATTGAATGGCACAGTCCGTTTAGATGATACATTTAAAATTAGTGCTTATGAAGGGATAGCTCTTAAAATAAGTGCAACACCTGATAATCAAAGTACAGTTAAACCATTGAGAAGTCACATTCTAAAATATGATAGAGATGCATCACTTTCTGCAGGTACTATAGATACACAAAACACATTAGCGGTAATTACAACATAATATGGCTCATACAGTAAAAGATTACAACAGAAGAAATATTACTTTAACAACATCTAAAGTTGGTGAAGTAGTACCAGAATATTTTGGTGAAGAAAATTCTAAATTAATTAAATTTTTAGAAAAATATCAAGACTTTTTGGATAGTGATCAAGTGAATGGTTTTGGTTACAAGATTAAACAACTTATTCATGCAAGAGATGCCGATAGAGTTGATGAAGATGAACTTGATGCAATCATTGAAGAAATAGGAAATGGATTAAAGTCAGCATCATTTTTTCAAAAACCAAGATTGATGACTAAATTACTTGGTGACTATTATAGAGCAAAAGGATCACTTAACTCTGCACAAGGTTTTTTTCGTGGTTTTTTCGGATTAGAGCCCGAAATAAGTTATCCTAAAAAAGATTTATTTAAAGTTGGTGAATCACTAATAGGTTATGAAAGTCAAAAGTTTTTAGTAAATGCAGGTATCTATCAAGTATTTTCAATACTAATTAAGTGTGGTATATCTACAGTTGACTATGAAACATTATACAAAAAATTTGTACACCCCGCAGGATTTCATTTTGCAGGTGAAGTTATTGCAGTTGATGAGGGTGTTTTAGATGTAAGTGTACCTGATCCTACAGTGGATCCATTAGAACCAGATAGTCCAAATTTTGTTGTTACAGGTCAAGCATTTGTTACTCCTCTTACTGGTTTTAGATCAGATGGGTCAAGATCACAAGATGTTGCACCAACTATTCCGTTTAGAGAACTTACTGTACTTATTGACTCTGGTGGGGACACAACATACGTAACAAATGATACATACAGAGTTGATCCTTATGGTGCATCAATAACTAATATACAATCTATGGTATCACAAAGCTTGAATAAGATATACAGTAATATTGCTGAAATTATAACACCAAACTCATTTACATTTGATGATAGTGATACTGGTTTAACTCCAGCTAATGCAAGACCTGACTTTTCATTAACAATTGAAACTATGGACGATGATAAGTTTACGACATATTTAAGTGATTCTGCATACTAGGTAGTATAAATAATAATTAATTAAATTAAGAGTAAAATATGGCAAAAGAAGTAATATCAACAGGAAGTGCAGCTAATGATGGTACTGGCGATACGTTAAGAGCCGCTGGTACAAAAATCAATTCTAATTTCACAGAATTATATGATATGAGAACTAGAGTCACTGAAAGTAAAACTATTTCATTAGGTGGTGCTGATAGTGACAGACTTAAATTTCCAAATGTGGGTAATTCATTTGTATTACATGAAATTAGATCAGATCAAAATGCTTACATAAAAATATATACAGATTCAGATTCAAGAGTAGCTGACTTTGGTAGAGGTCAGTTAGCTTCTCCTGCACCAGCTGGTTTAATACATGAAGTTGTCGCTACCGCTAATGTACCAGAAAGAATTACACCAGGTATACTTGGTTATACTGATTCAAATAATGCAACTGGTATTCAAGTTCAAGTAAAAAACTTAACAGGTGGAACCGCTACCATCAACGTAAGATTAAAAGCACTAAAAATAGAAATATAGGAATAACATCATGCCAGCTATAGCAACAGAAGCAATGAAATTTAATTTTGCAGAATTGTTACATACACAAATACTAAACACGTCTGACAATAATCATTTTTATGTTGGTGTTGGTAAAAGTGATCAATATGATAGTGCTTCTGATAACACTATAAGCCCTACTAGGGTAAAAAGAGATGAACAAGAAGCAAGATATAACCTTGAATCCATAATTAAAGTTTCTGAAACAAATATGACTTTTACTGTCCCTAGAAACAATTGGATTAGTGGAACAGTATATTCGGCTTATAATGATATACAAGTTGGATATCCAATTCAACCATATTATGTAATTACTGAAGATCAACAGGTTTATATTTGTTTAGCAAATAATAGAAATGCTTCTGGTGTTGCACAACCATCTACAATTAAACCAAATTTTGCTACTGAACAAGTCGGTATACATCAACCATTCAAAACTGCTGATGGATACATCTGGAAATATCTGTATGAACTTACTGTAGTTAAAGTTGCTTCATTTTTATCATCTGGTTTTATGCCCGTTGCATTATTTGATTCTAGTACAGCAACTGTTTCAGCTGAACAAGATCAAGCTAAAATTAGAAAAACATCTGTACCAGGACAAATTGTAGGTGTAGAAGTTATAGATCCTGGTGCTGGTTACAGTAGTACTCCAACATTAACAATAAGCGGTAATGGAACTGGTGCATCTGGAACTGTTACTCTTAATGGTACAACTGTTGGAAAAATTGATATGAATTGTGTAATAAGTGATTCTGGTTTTGGAAGGGGTTATGATTTTGCACGTGCTACATTAACTGGTGGCGGTACACCAAGTAAAGCTGCTATATTACGTCCAATACTAGGACCCACTGAAGGTTTCGGACACGATCCTCGTAGAGATTTAAAATCATCATCTATTATGTTTACTGCTAAACCTGCTGGTGCACAAAATGATAACTTTTCTGTTTCAACAACTGGTACATTTGGTGGTCAATCTGACTTTAGACAAATTACATTATTTAAAAACTTAGATTTTGAAGATAGTGCTGTAGAAGGTAATAGAGTACAATTAACTGATGCAAGAGCTAATAGAGTTGTAACACTAACAACAAAACCTGCATTTGTAAAAGATGAAAAAATAATAGGACAAACAAGTGGTACTATTGCACATATCGATCATATAGATAGTACTGGTGGTGGTGCTTTAAGAATACATTATCACTTTAATCATAGAACGGATTTTAGACATGGTACATTTACTGGATCCGAAGTTCTTCAGGGTAATACATCTGGTGTTTTTGGTACTGTCGATTCAGATAGTCAACCAAAGTTAGTTGGTGGCGCACTAGATAGATTTAGTGGAGATGTATTATACATTGATAATAGATCAAGAATTGTTAGATCAACTTCACAAACTGAAGATATAAAAATTGTACTTACAATATAGTAGAGATAAAAAATGGCAACAAATCTTTCAAATGTAACATTTTCAAACGTATATAAAGACGACTTTGCAGATAGTGATAATTTTCATAGAATATTATTTAATAGTGGTAAAGCATTACAAGCTCGTGAACTTACACAGATGCAAACCATTATTCAAAAAGAAATCGAAAGATTTGGCTCTAACATCTTTAGAGATGGTGGTGCAGTAACTGGTGGTAACATAACAATAGACAATAAAGTTGAATATGTTAACTTAGCTACAAATCAGTTACCATCGACACCATCAACACTTGTTGGAAAATATTACAAAGATAGTACAAACAATTTAATAATTCAAATTAAAGAAGTTTTAGTAGCAAGTGCAACGACTTCTGATATTGCTATTGGTAGTGCAAGTGCGATTAATCATAATGTTGATACTTTAATAATTGAATATATTAGTACTTCTTCTGGTACATCTAGTACAGCACCAGTAAGATTACAAGCAAGTAATATGTTACAAAGAATAATAGATCCGACAAATACAACTTTAGTAAATGATGCGGTTGGATATCCAGATATGGCAGTTACTGCTGGACACCCAACAAGTAATGAAAATATATCAGGTATAGGATTAAAAGCAAGTATTGATAAGGGTAGCTTTTTTGCACAGGGTCACTTTGTATTTTGTAAAGCTCAAACAATACAAGTACAAAGATTTTCTCAAATACCAAATACTGTCCTCGGTTTTGAAGTTGCAGAAGAAATTATAAACACAGATGATGATACAGCTTTATTTGATAATCAAGGTGCATCACCAAATTTATCATCACCTGGTGCAGACAGATACAGAATAAAATTAACACTTACTACAAAAGCTCTTGCATCTAGTAATAATTTTATATATCTAGCAAACATAGTAAATGGTAAACTTACAGATGAAGTTAATTTAGATAATTCATACAAACAATTACAAGAACTTTTAGCTCTTAGAACAAAAGAGGAATCAGGTAACTACATTGTAAAAAGATTTGATTTGAATCCAAGTTCAATAACATCATCAAAAATAAATTATAAAGTATCTGATGGTATAGCGTATGTTGATGGATATAGAATTGATTTAGATGCTAAAAATTTAGAGGTTAACCGACCAACTACTACTCAACAAAATTTAAATGAATTAGTTGGTACGAATATAGGAAATTATGTAGTTGTAGCTGGTGAGGGTTCTGGTGATTCAGCAAGTTTTACTAATCAGGGTATACCAGATATAGCAACTTATAAAAAATTAAATCTTTACCGTTCATTTTCTGCTGGTGGTGGCACAGCGGGTGGTGGTAATCCTAATCATGCAGATTTTGTAATTGGTAGCGCTCGTTGTAGAGCATTGTATAGAGAATCCACTGGAAGATATCGAATGCATCTGTTTGATATTAGAATGAAAGTTGGACAATCATTTGCAAGTGTAAGAAGTATAGGCCGTGATCAGGGTGATTACATGAATGTCATATTAGAGGGTGAACAAGCTGTACTTAAAAATACAACAAATAATGATTTACTCTTTTCATTACCACATGATAGACCACAATTTGATGGTATAACTGGTGATACGCTTATCGCTCAAAGAAAATTCACTTTTACAGCACCAGGCAATGGAACACACACAATTTCACCAGCTTTACCAGCAGGTGTTGACGCTTTTTTTGGTGGTCAAGCATGGGTTGTTTCAAGACAAGGAAACGGAGCAGGAAATGGTGTAGAAGAAACAATATCATGTACAGCTTCTGGTGCAAGTTTTTCTGCTACAAATTTATCTAATGGTGTTACTTATGATGTACTTGCACAAGTACAAATGAGTGGATCAACAAGTGTAGCTGAAAGATCAAAAACATTACATGAAACTACAATAACTCGAGGTCATGAAACTGATTCAGATGGTAGAGGATTAAAATTTTTAAGTTTAGATAAACCAGATATATTTGCAATTAAATCAATTAAAGAAACTGATTCCGATGGAGCAGATATATCAGATAACTTTACAATAGATAATGGACAAAGAGATAATTACTATGGTATTGGAAGATTAATACCAAAGAAAAACGTAACTTTTCCTGCAGGAAATATTTTTGTAAGATATCAGTATTTTCAACATGAACCATCTGTAACTGGTGTTGGTGGCCAAAAATGTTATTTTAGCGCTACATCATATAAAAATAATACTACAGCAGTTGGTTCATTAGATGGTACTGGTGTAACATATGAAACTATACCAGATTATACAAAAGGTAATGGACAAAAAGTTAATCTAAGAGATGTTTTAGATTTTAGACCGGTTGCTGTGTTACAAAGAGATTTTGATTCAGCTGGAGATACATTAAAAGATAATGGACATTTCAATATTTCTTTTGACTCTAATGGTCCAGATGTTGCTGGTACGGATCCATTAATTCATTTATTACCACAACCTGGCGGTAATGTACAAGCAGACATAACATATTTTCTACCAAGAAGAGATAGATTAGTTGCGAGTTCAGCTAATTTAAGAGGTGGTAGATCAGCTCTGGGTTCAGTAGATTATATTGAAGGGACTCCGAGTTTTACACCAGAATTACCTCCGATGCCAAGTGCAGCTATGCCATTATATAATTTAACTTTAGGTGGTAACACAATTAATCTTAAAGATATTACAACTGAACCCTTTGCAAATAAAAGATTTCAGATGTCAGATATTGCACGATTAGAAAGAAGAATTGATAATTTAGATGAAGTTACATCATTAAGTTTATTAGAATTAAATACATCAACACTTAATGTTGTGGATTCAGCAGGTAATTCAAGAGTTAAATCTGGATTTTTAGTAGATAATTTTAGAGATTATTCATTTACAGATATTACAAG